CGGGGCAGATGGCGGTATTAGACTACATCATAACCCAACTAAATGAGGCACATTCAAATGACTGATGAAGCAGCCGCGCAAGCGACAACTGACGAACAGACAACACAAGAACCCACCGCACTACAACAAGCAGCACAAGAAACCCAAGCTGCACCCGTAACAGCAACACCAGCCGACAAGATACCTGAGAAGTTCCGCACCTTGAAAGAGGATGGCACTGTTGACCTCGAAGCATCATCGGCAAAGATGGCAGAGTCATATAGCTATCTGGAGAAAAAGCTAGGCAGTGGCGATGCTCCACCAAAGTCTGCTGATGAATATCAGGTAACCTTTAGCGAGGATACCCCGATAGCGTTTGAAGATATCAAAGATGATCCCGTTATGCAGGACTTCATGCAGGGCGCACATCAGCATGGTCTGACCAATGCACAGGTGTCGTATGTGCTTGACCAATATCTAAAAGTATTGCCGTCTGACATTGAAGCGCATTCTGAGTTACGGGCGAATGATGCTATTGCTACGCTGAAAGAAACAACATGGAAGGATGACGCATCGTTGAAAGCCGGTCTGTCTGATGCCTATCGTGCTGTTTCTACAGTGGCAGGTGATGACGCTGAGTATCTTATGGACAAGTACGGCAATGACCCGGCGTTTATCAGGTTTGCTGCTATGTTTGGCAATGGGATGCGGGAAGATTCAGCTCCCCAGGCTATGCAGATGATACCGGCTGAACAGTTTGCCGAGGCATCGCAGTCTATTACCCAACAGCTAATGGAAATGAAGTCCAACGATCCGCGCAGGGCAGGACTGTTACGCAAGCAGGAAGAGATGTACGCGAAACAGTACGGCAATGCCCCTGCCCACGGGCTTGGTTAAATACAGGAAACCGGATGGTGGTTGTAGGTACTATTCCCTGCAACTACCGCCACTTCGGTGATAACGGTGGATTTATAGAGTCCAGCATGGTGCTGACAAACTCGAACAAATCAAATCAATCAACCGGAGGGACATATTATGTCCAATCAAATTACAGAAGCATTTCGTCAGCAGTTCGCTGACAACTTCATGCATGTAGCGCAACAGACTGAATCTGTTCTCGAACGTGCTGTAACCGTTGTGCCTAACATTCAAGGCGCATCAAAGTCTATCAATCGTCTTGGCAAGCGTACTGCACAGCGCCGTACAGTTCGTCATGGTGATACCCCAATCAACGAACAAGCGCATTCAACACGCTACATCGACCTGTACGATTGGGAAGATGGCGACATGATTGATGATCTTGACCTCGTGCGTACTCTGATTGATCCAAAGTCAGATTATGTGAAGGGTATGATTAGTGGTCTGAACCGTGCGAAGGATGCCGTAATCATTGCTGCTTTGGGCGCTGCTGCCCGTTCAGGTGCGAGTACTACTGCTTCAATGGCTGCTGCTAACCGTGAGCTGACTAACGCGGTTCTGAACAAAGCCAAGCTGATTGCTGCTCGTGAATACTTCCGCGCCAATGATTGCGATGAAGAAACAGGCGAAGAGTTGTACATGGTGATTGGTTCAAGTGCGTTGGGCGACCTGCTCACTGACAGCACGTTGTCCACTGCTGAGTACAACACCATTGCAGATTGGCACGCTGGCAACATCAAGACTGGTAAGGTGATGGGCTTCAACCTGATCCATACTAACCTCGTGCCTGCTTGTACAACTACAACTGGCCCTGGCGGTACTGGTGTTTATCCTGCAACTGGCAAGTGCGTGTATGCATTCGCTAAATCAGGTGTTGCATTGGGAATCGGCAAAGACAAGACAATCACTGTCGGTGTCGATCCTTCTCGCGGCTTTAACACTCGCGTGTATGCAAAAATGGCCTTGGGTGCTGTTCGCATCGAAGAAGAGAAAGTTTACGAAATCTTTGCATCTTAAGGGGTGATTTATGGCTGGTGAAAATCTTAAAAGTACAGTTATTACCAATGCTGACTCCACTACCTACACCTTGAATAAAAAAGGCTTGAGCAATGGTGTCGTAAAGGTAGCGCGTGCAACAGTTGAAGTTGCTACAAGCATGGACAACACTTCAACCTATCGCATGGTTCGCTTGCCTTCTAGGGCGCGTATTGTGCTGGTAAAGGTGTATGCCGATGACTTAGGCACTAATACTGCCATGGACTTGGGCTTGTACCGCACTGCTGCTGATGGTGGCGCTGTGGTAGATGCTGATGCGTTTGGGTCCGCTGTTGTGTTTGGCTCTGCGATCACTACTGGTACAGAGCTACAGCACGAGTCGGCAGTCTATGGCGTTGAAGACATTGAGTCTCAGTTATGGCAGGTTGCTGGTGCGTCTACTGATCCACAGGTTGATTATGATGTGACTTTTACAGTTACAACTACAACTGATGGCGCGGGCACTCTATCTCTGTTGGTTCTTTACACTGACGGTGACTAAGTAACACTCCCCGCTGCTTCGGTGGCGGGGTTTCCTAATTCTAAAGGGGTTGTGCATGGCGACTGATGTGAGTATTTGTTCTAATGCTTTACTGATGTTGGGTGCACAGCCTATCAATTCTTTGACTGAGAACAATGACCGCGCCAGACTTTGTAATTCTCTGTTCGATTCTGTTCGTGATGATGTGCTACGTTCGCACTTCTGGAATTGCGCGACTAAACGAGTATCTATTGCGCCAGATACTGACGCACCCGCGTTTGATTACACTTATCAATTCACTCTCCCGTCTGACTGGATAAGAATTGTTTCGTGTGGTGAGTACGGGTACGAGGTAGATTATCGGCAGGAAGGTCGCAAGATTCTATGCTCTGAGTCAACGCTCAAGCTGACGTACATCTACAAGAATGAAGACGTTACCACATGGGATGTATCGTTAATCAATGCGATGCAGCACGCTATGGCTGCAAAGGTTGCCTATGCTATCACTCAGTCTGCAAGCATGGCACAGGTAATGGATCAGCAGCTTTCAATGTACATGAAGCGTGCAAGGGCTGTCGATGGTCAAGATAATCCACCTGAAACCATGGGCGACTTCCCACTGTTGGCTGCCCGATATGGTGCTTGGTAATGCCAAGAGTTACCGTAGCACAGTCTAATTTCACGGCTGGAGAGATAAGCCCTAGATTATACGGTAGGTCTGACTTAGCCCGTTATCTGGCTGGAGCTAAAGAGGTAACCAATGGGATTGTATTACAGCACGGTGGCATTCGCAGGCGTGATGGTACTGTTTTCGTTACTAATGCTGGCAGCTCTAATTCTGTTAGATTGATTCGTTATGTGCTTGACCGCACGCAGGCTTATTGTCTGGAGTTTGGTGCTGGGTACATCCGGTTCTTTACTGACTCAGGTGCTGTTGTAGACGTGAACAATGCCGTCTATCAGATTACAACGACCTATACTCAGTCAGAATTAAAGGAATTGAGCTACACGCAGGCAGGCGATCAGATGTTTATCGCTCACCGCAATCATCCATTGGCACGATTAACTAGATTGGCACATGATTCATGGACGTTGTCTGACGTTGAGTATGTCAATCAGCCCGTTAAGGAAGATTTATGGAAGCCAAAGTGTACGCTGACTCTTGATGTTGCCAGTGTTGGGGTAGGCCGTAATGCCTACGCCGCTGTGTTCAGGACTTCCGATTATAGGATTGACGCATCAGGAACAAACGTAAGCCGCAGGATTTACTCGGTCGGTGGTGGTGAGGCAATCATAACAGCCAATGCTCATGGGCTGCCAACCTCATCTATAAAGCACACGATAGAAATAATAAAGCCATTCGAGTCATTGACAATCAATCATCTGGATTGGTGGATGGATGGCCAGCCTCAAGTGCCTTTAACCATTGCCGCTGCATCATTGGCCGCTGGGTCTGCTATCACCTTGTCGTATGGGACAGACGGTGCGTCAACGGTAGGGGCCGTGTCGTATGCAAAAGACACTACCTATAACGGGTCTAATGCTATCCGGTTTGTATACTCAGGCCTTATCACTAATTGCAACATTGGCGACATTATCAAGGTCACAGACACTACGGGGAAAATTTTCTATTACGATGTTGTTGTTGGTGGCACTACACAATGCACAGTAGTTGCCAAGGGTACTGAGAGCGCAACTCTATTCACTGGCGCAATCATTTATAGATACGCTACCACATTCGCCTCAGATGCTAACGTTGCCACTGCTGACGATGTAGGGTCGATTATATCAATCAATAGCGGTTATGTGCTTGTAACAGGTGCAACAGCATCATCTTATATCGGCACTATCCAGAAGACTCTGACCAGTGCGGTATCCCCTGGGGCTAATGCTTGGGCTGTTATGCGTCCTGCGTGGACTGCTGACAGTGGTTATCCTGCAACAGTCACTAGCTATGAACAAAGACTCGTAGTGTCAGGCACAGCGTTCAGCCCTAATACTGTATGGTTCTCTCGCATCGGGAATTATCTTGATTTTCTGCCTGGTTCATTGGATGACGATGCGTTGTCTGTAACGATTGCAGGTAGTGAGCAGGCTGACATTGTTCACCTGATGCAGGGTAAAGCATTGGTGGCAATGGCTAGTAATGGGGAATACTCGTTTGCTGGGGGTGTTGAGAAGCCTATTGCTCCGACAAATATACAGATCAAGAATCAGTCAGTATTTGGCTGTTCTTATGTCCGTCCGCAGAGGATTGGAAATGAGTTGTACTTTGTGCAGCGTGCGGGCCGTAAGCTAAGGGCATTCACTTACAAGTATGACTCGGATGATTATGGCGCTCCAGACTTGTCGATTATGTCTGAGCATTTGACCGAGGGCGGCATTGTAGACATGGCTTATAACCCAGAGCCTGAGTCTATCTTGTGGCTGGTTCGGGCTGATGGTGACTTGGTATCTGTAACGATTGAGCGTGAGAATGACGTTGTTGCTTGGGCGCATCATGAAACGGATGGATTGGTCGAGTCTGTTTGTAGTGTTCCGTCTACTGATGGTGATACTTTGTGGCTGTGTGTTAATCGTGATGGTGTCAGGATGATTGAGCGCATGGATTCTGATGTGTTGTTGGACTCTTGTGTTATTGGTACGGGTTCATCGTCTGCCGTGTGGTCAGGGCTTGGGCATCTTGAGGGCAAGACAGTATCTGTTCTTGCTGATGGCGTTGTGTTGGATGATGTTGTTGTCAGTGGTGGGAGTGTTACGATTGGTCGAGAGGCAACGAGTGTTGTGATTGGCTTGCCTTATACGACAACCATTGAGACATTGATGCAGGATTTCGGCACGGGCAATGGTTCGATACATGGCAATTCCAATCGAATTGGCGAGATAACAATACGGTTTCTCAATACGAATGGGTGTAAAATAAACGGCGATTATGTAGCGTTTCGCAGGCTTGATACGTCTATTCTTGATGATGCGCCTAGTGTGTTCACTGGATTGCATAGGATGGAGTTATTGGGCTGGAGTCGTGGCGATGTGTCGGTGGTTATCAAGCAGGAAGACCCGCTACCGTTTCACGTTCAGCAAGTGATATACAAATTCCAGAGTAATGATTGATGATTAGAGTTGCAACACTGGATGACATAGACAGGATTGTTGAGTTGGGGTGCTGTTTACATGCTGAGTCTAGTTATGGTGAGTTGCCGTTTGACTGCGATAAGGTCAAGCATTTAATGGCAGGTTTGATAGGTGGCGGTTATGGCGTTGTGTTTGTTGCAGAAAAGGCTGGAGAGATTATCGGTGGAATTGCCGGAGGCGTTACAGAGTTCTGGTTCTGCGATGAGTTACATGGGTTCGATTACAGTTTCTTTGTTCATCCTGAGCATAGGGGTGGTTCTGCTGCCTTTCGTTTGTTGTTGGCATTTGAGTCTTGGTGCAAGAATATGGGCGCAAAGCAAATGGACATTGGCATTACAACAGGTATCCACGTTGATAAAACAACAAGGTTTTACGAGAAAATGGGCTTTGTCAAAAGTGGACAATTATTCAGAAAAGTACTGGAGGAATAGATAATGGGACTAGAAGCAGGCGCATATCTTGCCATAGCTAGTATTGCAGCTAGTGCCGGATCCGCTATCTACCAAGGGCAAGAGCAAAAGAAAGCAGCTAATGCTCAAGCCGATCAGGTCGAGGCAGAGGGTGAATTTCAACGCAAGCAAGCAGAGGCTGATGCCAAGACTGAAAAGCAGGCTGCTGAAATACGCGCTGAACAGGTACGCAAGGCAGGCAGAGAGCAGAGAGCCAAGGCTAGAGCTGGTGCTGCTGCAAGTGGAATGGATGTCGGGCTAGGGACGGCAACAGAATTACAGAGCGAGATAACCCGTGGCGTAGAGGAAGATGCGGGAATGTCTATCTTCGGCGGGTTAGATGCGTTCAAGCGCGGCAATCAGACAGGGCAATCCATTGGCAACAGGGCAACGAATGAGGCTACTGCACTGAAGGCAGGTGGCAAGGCTGCACAGACTGCGGGATATGTTGGAGCTGCCAAGTCTGCTGTCGGTGGGTATCAAGATTATAAAGCGCCAAAGAAATAAGAGGCTGATATGGCACAGATACCGCTTGGCAATTTCGGATATGCTGCACCTGAAATAAGGCGCTCTCAGACTGTATCGACAGTTGTCGAGAATAACAGCGGGGCAATGACTGCCAAGATAATCGGTGATGCTGTCAGTGATGTATCGTCACAGTTCAAAGCTAACCTTGAATTGCAATCTGAATTGGAGTCACGCAAGAAACGCAACAAGGCATCGACACTTAGAAACGAGTACGAAACAAAATTACAGACTGCTGAATTAGACCTAGAGCGTCAGCACGCAGAAGGTACGATAGGTTCAGATGCGCTATTGCCTGCATGGGAGCAGACGGCAAAAAAGCTCAAGGATGAGCTAACCCCATTCGCTGATGAGCTAGACGATGAAACTAGGGCAGAGTTTGTCAGTTCGCTTGAGGGTACTCGTGTCAATGGCTTGGCTAGGTTTCAGGGTTCAGCATTAAACGCTGCCAAGAAAGATCATCAGTCATCAGTCACTGAATCATACGAGTCATTCCGCAAGACTAACCTAGGCAATGCCGCGGCAATGGATGCGTGGCTGGCGGGTGAGGGCGGTGCAGAGTTTACCCGCGCTTTTGGTGCTGATGCTCCTGAGATGATACGCAAGGCTAAGGAACAGGCAAGCCTTGATTCTGTAACACTTGCCATCACTAACGCAGGCGATGACGCTGGTTCTTTGTCAAGAGTTCACCAACAGCTCCAGAGCAAAGAGGCTATGGCTCGGCTTGACCCTGATAAGTGGATGGCGATTAACTCAAGCCTACAAGGTCGGATTGATTCTCTAAATGAACGAGCATCAGCCAAGGCAGAGCGTGAAACATTAAAGCGAGAGATGGGAGCACAGCGGTCTGTTGAGCAAACGATGGAGTTTATCACTCAGGGCAACGTGCTATCTGTTGACGCAATAACGGCTGTAAACGAGAAAACGCAAGGCACAAGCCAACATGGTATAGCTACCAATCTGCTGAAATACCAAGACAGTATAAAGCGAGTATTGGATTCACCTGCTAAAGAGCGCACGGCTTACCTTGAGTCACAGCGTAGACGCATTGCTGAGGAAGGTTCGACACCTGAGCAGTTGGCACAGTTCAAGATGCTGGAGAATGCAGCCAAGCAGCGGGATGAAATGGAAAAGTCAGACCCGCATTTAGCCTATGAGGTCAAGACAGGCAGTGACCGGATAGCTGTTGACCCTGATTCCGATACGATGAATGTCGCCATTGCAGAGCGTGAGGCAAGGGCAAAGCAAGCTGGTACACCTGATTTACTCAGACCTGATGAGCGCAAGGATATTGCAGGCCGCATAACAGTTGGAGCTCCTGATAAGCGATTGGCTGAGATTGAGAAGATAACCAGCAAGCTATCACCACAACAAGCCGTTAAGATAATGGCAGAGGCAGGGGCAGAAAAAGATGCTGGATACTCTGCCTATGCTGGAATGATGGTGGCAAAGGGCAAGAAAGGCGAGGCGCTGGCAATACTCAAAGGCGATGAGATACTCAAAGCTGGAGCAGAAGGATACGAAACTAAAAGCGCATTCACTGACAACCTTCCAAAAGAGTTCAACGAAGCATTCAAGCATGATGAGTTGGCAAGAAAGAATGCGATTGATGTGGCCTACAGGAATTATTTAGCCTGGGTAACCCCTGGCACTGATGCCAAGAGTTCACTTGCTGATGATGCCGCACTCTCTGTTGAATCGGTAATTGGCAAGACTGCGAAAGTTGGCAGGACTAGCGTGCTGATGCCAGATGGCTATGATGCTGACCAGTTCGAGTCAGTGTTGCAGAGTAGCTTTGCCAAGACAAAGGAAACGCTACAGATTCAAGGTGATGTTGATGATTATCAATACAGACCAATCACTGACAGCAGGACAGGCAAGACCGTCTACAGGATTGATGTGGATGGCAAGCCATTAGGGAGCGCGCCAATCTATTTGAGTGTTGACTGATGACTGATATTTTCTCTGTCGGCGGGATGGATGTTGAAAGGTCAAACAGGGAGGCAGCACTAGATAATTCTGCTGATGTGCCAGTTGATTTCTTTGATGGTACAGACATAACAAATTCATGGGGAAAGGGTTCGTCTATGCTTGCCCGTGGCGCTGCAATGGCTGGCTCAGTTGCTCCGATTGCTTATGACTATCTATTCACAGATGACACAGAGGCACAGGATTGGTATTTCAAGAATGTAGTCGATGACCCGTATGAATCAGCGCAAAACTACTACAAGCCTGATGGCGGTGTTGTTGGTACTGGCGGGAATATACTTAACAGCGTGGTAGAGATGCTGCCTCAGTTCGTTGGCGGCGGTGCTTCGCTTGTTGCTTCTACTCAACTGAACACAGGTATAGACCTTGTGCAACAGGGCGTTGATGCTGTTACCGCTCAGGGTGTCGGCGCTGCTATGGGTATCGGAACAGGTGTTGGTGTTTGGCTTCCTGTTATCGGAAATACAGGATTGCAGAAGGTGCTTGGCGCTGCTGGATTGAATCCAGTTGTTAATATGGTGTCGCGTGCTGCATCGTCTGGATTGCTTGAGTCTGGAGGCTATGAACAACAGGCTGAACAATTCGACCCGTTTGATATGCAGACTATTGCATTAGATGCTGTGATGGGTGCTGTGTTTGGCGGGTTTGATGTTGCAGCAAGGGGAGCTGATGCACCTGTAGATTGGAATGTAATCCCGCAGAAAGCAAAAGACCAAGTAGCAGCGGCAAAGTCTTACATTAACCGCACGCAGGAAACCGCACCTGGCAACCCTGTAGATATAAAAGCACAGAATGCCCACCTTGACGCGGTGGATACTGCCGTGACTCAAATGATCGAGGGCAAGAAAGTCGATGTATCAGCCAAGGTTGCTGATGTTGAGTTTGTGCCTAGGTCAAAGCCTGAGATTATCACTGACAGGCTTGATATTGATGATGCGGTGGGTGTTCCTTATCAGGCTGAATTGTTTGGCACGCCTGAATTGAAAGCGATTGAATTGCCTGAAGATGCTATTATGGCAATGGATGTTCAGTCTGTTGACCCTGAGATAAGCATGGCGCGTCAGTCTGTTGAACAATACGGAGATTATGAGATTGAGGTTTCTCGTGGTGATGATGGTACGCCTGTTAGAATGCGTGCTAGTGAGTTGATAGCCAAGGTCGAGAATGAGTACAAGATGGAGTCAGATATTGCCAAGGCTGTATCTGCTGCAACCAACTGCTTTATAGGTGGCATGTAATGGCATTGAAGGCTGAATGTGTAGCGGCTGTGTCGCAGAGTATCGGGCGGTTACTGTCAAAGGCAGAGCAGGATATGGTTGAGCAATCCATAATCCAGAGCAGGACAAAGCTGGCACGTCAGGACATTGACGGATACAGGCAGATGACCGAGGCGCAAAAGATAGAAGCGGCCTCAAAGGATGCAATGGAAACAATCACCCATAATGCATTCAAGAAAAAGCAGGTAGAAACGCTGCACATTGTAAAGACTGCAAAGAATATGGCAGAGCAATCAGCCAAGCTGAAAGGCACAAGGAAGGGCGGCAAGGCAGGTGCTATGCAGTTGCTGGACAATATGCGTAGGCTGGAGATAAAGCAAAATGGTCTGATGCTGCACTATTGGCGCGATGGCGTATTGGGTGCGCTTAATGCGATACCTGAGAAAGCCTTTGGATTACTGCACGACCAAAAGAGCATAGATGATTTCGTCAAGTATCTGTACAACAAGGACTACAAAGCCAATGCCCAGATAAAGCAAGCGGTCAAGGCATGGGAAGAAACAACAGAGAAGATGCGGACACACGCCAATAGTTCAGGTGCTGATATTGGTAAGCTGGACTATGCCTATCTGCCTCAGTTGCACGACGCAGTTAAGATGAAAGACAAATCTAAATGGGTGTCGTTCGTACTTGGTAAGATAGACCAGACTCGGTATCTGGATGAATCAGGCGCTTATATTGGAGATGTACAAGTCGCTGAGATGTTAGGCAGAGCCTATGACCAGATCATTACTGACGGGCTTGCAGGCAGGGTTGAGGAAGGCACGGCCATGACAGGTAAGGGCGGTGTGCGCGGTCGGCATGATGCACACAGGGCTATCCACTTCAAAGGTGCTGATGCTCATCTAGAATATGCAAAGCAGTACGGCAAGGGCAATCTGTTGCAGGTTATGAGTTCGCACGTTTCCGGCATGACACGGGATATTGCAACGCTAGAGCATTTCGGCACAAAGCCTAACAGCACGTTTGCACAGATGCTTGATGTGGCAAAGCTGCATGATGGTGCGGTTGAAAAGAATGTCGGCTTTCTTGGTGTAAGACCAACAGATATTTATGACTCACTGATAAGCGGCACAAAGACTGTAGACTCTGCAAAGGCTGAGATGTGGCAGACAGCCAGATCGTTACAGTCAGCGGCAAAACTTGGCGGGGCGTTACTGTCGAGCATGACTGATACAGTGAGTGTCGGTGGGTCTGCATGGTATAACGGGAT